GCGTTGTTAGCTGACAAGATATTCGACATACGGATAGATGAAGAGGAACGCAAGCGAGAGTTAGCAGAGCATGAACTTAAAATGAAAGAGATGTGGAACAGATGAACGACATACAAGAAACATTAGATACACGCGGTAAGCGCTACGGTGAGTATAAAGAGGTGGCAGAAACATCACAATTGTTAAAGAATGTGTTGCGTACAGCGCCCAGTTGGGTTATAATGGAGCCGTACATGCAAGAGAGTTTAGATTTAATCTGTAACAAACTAGCACGTATATCTAACGGCGACCCCTTCTATGCTGACAGCTGGCATGATGTTGGTGGGTATGCTAAACTAGTGGAGATTGAACTTGAGAAGTTATAATGGTACTTACACTGGACATAGAGACGGATAGTAGTCATAACAAAATATGGCTTTGCTACACACATAACAGCGAGACAGACGAGTACATATGTCACACTTCATCAACTACATTAATACCCTTGCTAAACAAGGCAGACACGATAGTAGGGCACAACTTAATAGGATTCGATGTACCTATACTGAACAGAGTTTGGGGGACGAGGGTTGGCATGAAGCGGTTGAGAGATACGTTAGTGATGAGCAGACTCGCCAATCCATCGCTAGAAAACGGGCACAGCCTCGGCGCTTGGGGCGTAAGACTTGGGAATCGCAAAGTAGAGTATTCACGGATATGGCATTGGATGAAAGGGGTACAGTACGACAAGAAGAGTACAGCACCTTATGATGACCCTGTAGATAGCCTTAACCGCTTCTACTGCAAACAAGACGTAGCAGTAACGGTTGAGCTATATGCTAAGTTATCAGAGGAGTTGAGCGATTGGGGCGAGAGTGTGGACTTAGAGCACGAGGTAGCTTACATAATAGGAAAGCAGGAAAAGCATGGTTTCAAGTTTAATAGTCAAGAAGCTCAGGCATTGGTGGCTAAATTGTCAGGTGAACTGGCTGATATTGAGGGTGAATTGCAGCTTACATTTCCGCCACTGGTTCAAGAGAGAGTAAGCGAGAAAACAGGTAAACAGTTAAAGACGAAGATAACAGCTTTTAACCCCGGAAGCCGACAACAAGTAGCAGATAGACTGATGTTACTGGGAGTTAAGTTTACAAAGCTCACAGAGATGGGTTCTATAGTGGTGGATGAAAGTGTACTTTCTAAGATTAACCTACCAGAGGCGGCGATGGTGTTGCGCTACATGATGTTACAGAAGCGGATTACGCAGGTCACATCATGGCTAGAGGCGGTAACAGATAAAGGAAGGGTACACGGTAGGGTGATAACGATTGGCGCTATTACAGGGCGTATGACGCACATGAGCCCAAATATGGCGCAAGTGCCTAATGCGGGTAGTGAGTATGGCCCAGAATGTAGGGACTTATGGGGTGTAGATAAGGGTAACAAGCTAGTCGGTGCTGATGCCAGCGGATTGGAGCTACGTATGTTAGCCCACTTTATGCATGACGAGGCGTATGTTAAGACGGTAGTAGAGGGGAGTAGTAAGTTAGGTACAGATGTGCATACTATGAATATGAAAGCGGCAGGGCTAACAAGTCGTGACCAAGCAAAGACATTCATTTATGCATTTCTGTATGGAGCTGGTGCAACTAAGATTGGTTCAATTGTCGGTGGTGGTAGGGTTAAAGGGCAACGTCTTATCGACAAGTTCCTATATAACACTCCAGCATTGAAGGCATTGAAGGAGAAGACAGCACAGCATGCAGCTAAAGGATATCTAACACCTAACTTAGATGGACGAAGGTTATGGGTTCGAAGTGAACATGCAGCGCTTAACACATTGTTGCAAGGAGCTGGTGCTATTTTAATGAAAAAGGCATTAGTCATCTTGCATAATAAGTTAAAGTGTGGTATAATAGAAGCTCACTTTGTAGCTAACGTTCACGATGAATGGCAGATAGAGGTGGAAGAAGAGGACGCAGAACGAGTAGGTAAGATGGCAGTGGCAGCTTTACAAGAAGCTGGTGCCTATTACAAACTAAGTTGCCCAACAACAGGCGAGTACGCTATTGGTAACACATGGCGAGAAACTCATTAAAACAGACTTAATAAGGTATTTATAAAATGACAGATCAAATCAAAATCCGTGCGACAGTAATGTGGGCTTACTTGGATAAGCCAAACGAGATGAGCGGTAAGTTTCAAGTAGACTTATGTGAGCTATCCGATAAAGCAGTGCTGGGTTTGGAAGAACTTGGTGTTGAAGTTAAGAGTAAAGATGGTAAGGGTAAGTTTATTACCTGCAAGAGTCAACGACCTATCTTTGCCTATGATGACGGTGGTACACAGCTTAACGGCACTATTGTAGGTAACGGTAGCAAGGCGGCTTGTCTAGTTAACACCTATGACTGGACGTTTAAAGGTAAGAAGGGTAAGGGTGCTGGCATCAAGAAGATGGTTATCACTGACTTGATGGAGTATGTAGGCGGTGGCGGTGGTATGGATGTTGAGGAAGACGACATTCTGTGATCGCCCTACTCGATAGCGACATTCTTTGTTATCGGGTTGGCTATGCGACTAACGAGGACACTGCGGAGGCGGCGCTAAGTACAATGGCGTTGTTTTTGGAAGACCTCCTACTCTATGACTTATTAGATACGGACGGCTACGAGCTGTTCTTAACTGGTAAGACTAACTTTCGCAACCAAGTTGCAGTAACCGTACCGTACAAGGGTAACAGGAAGGATAAGGCTAAACCTGTCCACCTTCCATTGTTACGTGAATACCTAGTTACTGCATGGGGTGCGTATATGAGTATAGATCAAGAAGCCGATGACGATATTGCAACAAGAGCTACTGAGTTAGGGGACGAAGCCCTTATAGTTTCAATTGATAAAGATTTCCTACAGGTTCCAACATGGCATTACAACTTTGTGAAGAAGGTGAAGCATTATGTGACACCAGAAGAGGGGTTGCGGTTCTTCTACAAGCAAATATTGACAGGGGATTCAGCGGACAACATCAAGGGTGTTTATCGTGTAGGGCCAAAGACGGCCGACAAGATGATGGCCGAGCTGAAGACGGAACAAGAGCTGTACCGGTGCTGTGTGGAGGCACTGGGCGAAGTCAGAGTGTTAGAGAATGCCCGATTACTGTGGTTAAGGAGATATCCGAATGAAATGTGGAACCCACCTAAAGAAGTTTAAGCTCGCCGGTATGGACTGGGAGACGATAAGAAGTGAGACAGATGCACTAGGGTACACAGACCCTGACAACTCACGTATCATTCTTAACAAGAAGCTAGAAGGTCAAGTAGTAGAGGTTACTTTCTACCACGAGCTTGTTCATGCAATTATGTTTACAATGGGTGAACGAAACCATGACGAGAAGTTTGTAGAAGGCTTTGCTCAATTGTTATATCAGTATGAGCGACAGAAAGTATAACGGTGGTGAGTGGACAGAGGCGCGGTGGAAAGCATTTATAATATCAACAGCTAGAGGCGGAATGAGACGTTACCCTCCCAAGTGGCAAGCGCTTAAAGATGCTGCCAGTGGTAAGAAGGTTAACAAACATTCTGGTCGTATGGCTGAACATTATATCTGCTCTGGGTGTGGTAACTTCTTCATTGCTAGAGATGTGCAGATAGACCATACCGACCCAGTAGTTGACCCAGCTACTGGGTTTGTTAATTGGGACACCTATTTCGACCGCTTATATTGTGAAGTGGAGAACTTGCAGGTGTTATGTAAGCCCTGTCATAAAGATAAGACTAACGTAGAGCGTAAAGAAAGGAAGAAGAAATGAATGTTAAACTTGTATGGGCAACACCAGATGCTGAGCGTTTGATTGCGTACATGGCGAGAGTTAGCAACCCAGAGAATCAAGATAACCCTAGTATAGATGGGTTGTTGCGATACTTGGTTAGGGAGAAGCACTGGAGTCCATTTGAGATGGCTAACGTGTGTATGGAGATAGAGTGTACTAGAGACATCGCCCGTCAAATCCTGCGCCATCGCAGCTTTAGTTTTCAAGAGTTCAGTCAGCGATATGCAGTGGCTAACGACTATGAGACTTCAGAGGCTAGGATGCAGGATACTAAGAACCGTCAGAACAGCCTACCTACGCAAGACAGAGAGTTACAGCGCTGGTGGGATGAGATGCAGAAGAGCTTGATTGCACAGACTAAGGGTGTATATGCCGCTGCTCTGAATAACGGCATAGCTAAGGAGGTGGCACGTAAGGTGTTGCCAGAGGGTTTGGTAATGAGTCGTATGTATATGAATGGTACGCTACGTAGTTGGATGCATTATGTTGATATCCGGTGTGACGAGGCTACACAGAAAGAGCATCGACTAGTGGCGGATAAATGTAAGGCTGTGTTACAGCAGCAGTTTCCAACTTTATTTAAGGATTGATATGAATGATGTTAAGCAACACTACTTGTTTAAACGGACTACAGCAGAAAATAACGTAAGTACAAACCACGAGCATTGCTTCATTTGCTCAGAGGACACAGCGTGGGATGATGTTATACGTCAGTTTGCAATGTTTCTGGATGAGAGTGGTTATGTCGGTGTGTACGAGAAAGTAGATATAATGTTAGAAGACGAGACAAATGAGAGGTGGCGTAGTGTGCACTCCTTGTTTGGTGCTGGAGAATGAAGATATTAGTTATACCGGATTGTCAAGTTAAGCCCGGCGTACCTATTGAACACCTTACATGGGCAGGAGAGGCGATCTGCGACTACCGACCGGATGTTATAGTTAACATTGGCGACTTCGCGGACATGCCTTCTCTGTCAACACATGATAAGGTGGGTAGTAAATACTTTGAGGGCAAACGTTACAAGGATGATATTGATTATGCGAAAGCGGCTATGGCAACGATGCTTAAACCTCTACGTGATCTTCAAAGAGTACAGAAGACAACAAAGCATAAAGTATATAAACCTCGGCTAGTCTTAACTATGGGCAACCATGAGAATAGAATTAACCGAGCCGTAAATAGTAATCCAATGTTAGAAGGTGTGATCTCGACTGCTGACTTAGGATATGAAAAAGATTGGGAAGTATATGAGTTTCTTAAACCTGTTTTTATCAATGGTGTTGGTTTCAACCACTACTGGCCTGTTGGTGTTATGGGGCGACCTGCCAGCACTGCTAGTGTTATCGTTAATAAGCTGCACATGTCTTGTGTTGCAGGGCATCAACAAGGTAAGCAAGTGGCTTACGGCAAAAGGGCAGACGGCAAGTCAATCTGTGGAATAATTGCTGGTAGCTTCTATCTACATGATGAAGACTATATGGATCAACTCTCTAACAAACATTGGCGGGGGTTGGTAATGATGAATGAGGTAGATGATGGTGCGTTTGATGAAATGTTTCTGTCAATGAACTACTTGGAAAAGAAATATGCCACTAACGCTACCTGATATTTATGATAAACTAAAGCGCATGGATGAGGTTACTTTGCTAGAGCTACTGAATATACACAGCTCTGACATTGTTGACCGCTTCCATGACTTTATTGAAGACCGAGCTGATTATTTAGAGGAAAACATTGATGACAATTAAGATGGACATGAGCCGTGACGCTCTGTTTGACACTCTTGGCCTACAACGCCTACGAGAGAGTTATATGATGGACGGAGAGGTTAGCCCACAGGAGAGATTCGCATATGTATCGCAGGCTTTTTCGAGCAGCCCTGAGCACGCCCAGCGACTTTATGAGTATAGTTCTAGCCATTGGCTCAGTTATAGCACTCCTATTCTTTCTTTTGGTCGTAGTAAGCGTGGACTTCCTATTAGCTGTTTTCTTAACTATATGGAGGATAGTGCGGAAGGTTTGGTTGATAATCTATCGGAGACAAACTGGTTAAGTATGTTAGGGGGCGGTGTTGGTGTCCACCTAGGCATTCGTAACTCAGATGAGAAGAGCACTGGTATCATGCCTCACTTAAAGATGTATGATGCCTCTAGCTTGGCTTATCGACAGGGACGTACACGCCGTGGTAGTTACGCCGCCTTCTTGGATATTAACCATCCTGACATCATTCAGTTCTTAGAGATGCGTAAGGCAACGGGCGACCAGAACCTACGCACACCTAACCTGAACCATGGTGTTAACGTATCAGATGCCTTTATGCAGGTGTTAGAGAAGGCAATGTTAGACGATGACTTTGATGATAGCTGGGACTTAA